CTCTACTTCGCAGAAATCCTCTCATAAGTAATTACATCATAGACTTGATGCGAAAAGAAGCAGAACGACAAAATGTTTCCATGGAGTCGCATCTTACTGAACTTTCCCGTCTGCGAGATGAAGCCATTGATTCGGGTCAAATAAGCTCGGCTATCTCGGCAGAGATCTCTAGAGGAAAAGCCGCTGGTCTATATATTGATAAGAAAGAAGTGACCGTTAACAAAGTTGAAAGTATGTCGGACGAAGAACTAAAGTCAAAATTACAGGAATTGTTGGACGGTGGCAATATGAAAGTAGTGAACCATGTATCAGACAGAAAAGAAATTATACCAAGCATTGAAGACCAACTTATCGAAGGTCCATTGGCAGAGGATTGAGACTGGTGGCATTCAACAAGGAGTGCCAGATGTGAACGGATGTTGGCTAGGTCATGAGTTTTGGATTGAACTTAAATGTTCGTCTTCACAGACTGTCTCACTGTCTCCTTTTCAAGTTGCTTGGCATATGCGTCGTGCAGCATCAGGCGGTCGTTCGTGGATACTAGTCGCCTGTTCAAAACAAAAAGCCCTGCACCTATATCGTGGGAATGACGCAATACAGCTGAAGGACCATGGGCTTTCATCACTGCCTGCTTCACTCTATGAACCACCGATTGACTGGACACAGTTTTTGACTGACCTTTGTTTGACTCACTCAGTGATTGACTGATTGACTGCTTTCACAGCGGTCATAAGATTGTTTATTTTGTACTTTACTTCTCTCTAAATATTACTATAATAAGAGCATGGTTAAACGGTCGTTTAGCCAGTGACTGTCATTAAGAAAGGATACAAAATGACAAAAGTAACAAAGAAGAAGACTACTTCTACAAAAGTCGCACCAGCTCCAGTAACTCCAGCAGTTCAGGATCAACTTCCACCACCAGTCAAGTCAGGTAGATTTGACGGTCAGAAGATTAAGCTTTTGACCAAGGTTGTCGAAAATCGTAAATTGCCTAAGCAAGCTACGATTATCCTTGATGCGCTCGAGACCTTTGATGGTGGCGTGGCTACGCAAGCCGAGTTGATTGAGGCATTAGTGCCTAACGGTCTTGTGACTGTTCAAGCTCCAAAGCGCATCTATACATTCTATAGAGCTGATCTGCTTGCGGATAAATATATCCAATACGTCTAATACCTTTCAAAGAGGGCAGTCAACACTGGCTGCCCTTTCATCATCATCTGCACATTGCCTGACTGACTCTTTTGACTTTGTTGTCTTTGTTCTTTCTCTTTTGATTGACTGACTGTTTGACTGATTGATTGACTGACTGACTGATCGCACAATGAAGTGACTATTTTGACTATTTTCATGTTGCATTGATAAACTTACTATAGTAAGGTTAAAACATAATAATTTTATAGGAGAAGAAAGATGAAAGATTTCCATTTGTTTGTTGGTAGTATGATATGCTTTATAAGCTGGATATTGTGTTTGTATGTTTGGATAAACTTTTTTTAAAAAAAGTTAAAATAATGCTTTACTATAGTATGATAATGTGCAACAATGATATTGTAAGATAATTTGTTATTAAGAAAGGATAATAAAATGACAAAGAAAATTACTAAAATTCTAGATAACGGTGGTGTTGTAACTAAGACTGTTGATCCAAAGTCTAATGCTGCTTGTGGCATTCCAGCACCCAGCCCAAAGTCTGGTGCTAATAAAAAATTGATACTCTTAGCTGATGCAGATTATCTCGAGAGTAATCGAGTACCACCACAGGCACAAGCCATTCTTTACAGCTTGTCTAAGCTTAAAGGATCTGCTACTCAGCGTGAGATTTGCGATCACATGGAAAGTGAAGATGGTGCACTTGATACTGTTCAGTCACCCCAGCGCATTATGACTTTTTATCGTAAAAAGCTTATTAAAAGTGGGCATATAAAGTTTGCCGATTAATTAAACTGTGGGGGGAAATTTCCCCCCACTAACTTAGAAAGGATATATTATGGCAGTACAGAAAATTAAAACAGCATCAGGCAAGGAAGTATTTCCCAGTCAAGCAAATCGTATTCTTGTCCCTGCAGAACCATTGAAAAGAGTTCAAGAGCACATGCAACAAACGTTGGGCATCAGCTCTGTATCCGCTGTGATGGCAGTTGAGCACCTAGTTCATTTTTATTTCAGCAACAAATAAACTTTTTGAGTCCCAGTCAGATGTCTGTTTGACTGGGGCATTCTTTGACCCCCATCCCCATAAAATCGCCCCCACACATATAAAACTCTCATCCGTATTAACGTCCTCGCACGATGTGACAAAAATTTTAGGATGAGGAACCTTCTACCCCCACCCCATAAAATAGTATGAAGAAGTCATGAACCTTTTAGATAGGTATTTTATTTTTGTAAAAAGTAGTATATCGTGTCTGTATGGCTATAGATGATCAATACAAAAGAAGCAAAGATGCACAAAGAGAGGCATTCGATGCGTACTTCGGCACGACTCCGAAACAAATAGAAAGTAAAGTTCGTTCTACAATCAAAGATAAAGAACGAAGGACGAATCAACCTTTATCGAAGCAAGAATATTTTCGATCTCAAGGTATGTCGTTAGCTGATCCTTATGGAGCGCAAAAGAGCGGAGTAGGAAAATTTTTTGAAGGTATTGCTAGTGCGTTTGGTGCAACACCAAATTATTCAAATATCCCTGAAGCGCAACGAAGGCAAATTTTAGAAAACCAATATTCTAAATATATAAACCCTACTAATGATCCAAACCTCCGTGGATATAATCCGCGACAACCATCAGGTAATACATCAGCTGGAATATTACGTTCAGGTGTTCGTCCTGGACAAACGGTTATTGATCCTTCAAGTAATCAACCTACGACGGTGCAAGAATTTAGACGACCTCAAAGTATGATGGATAAAGGTGCAGGAATTTTAGCTGCATTAAATATTCCAGGATCGTCTTTTTTAATTGATCGGGCAACAAAAGTCAAAGGGTTAGAGGGAGTACCGCCTATGATTGATGGTCAACAAGCGACACCTCTTAGTTCAGGGATATTAAGACCATTAGAAATGTTATTAAGTCCTGGAATATCGTCTGTTCCTGGAGTCAAACAAGGTACACGATATTTAGATAATGTAATTGGAAAAGCGAATGAATTAATTTCGCAAGGTAGCCAAGTTCAAAAAAATCAAGAAACGGTAAATGGTGGAGTAACTACGCTACCAACAAATAGAAATGCGTTTAATCAAAATTTTAGAGCATCTGACCTATCTCCTGCTGGTTTAGAAGTTACAGGATTAAATCGTGGTGGTATATTAAATCGATATTTACCATAGGTAATAACTAATGGAACAGGGTCTCGCTAGTTTACAACCATACAATCCTACTTTTAGGGAAAGGTCAACTAAGTACGTTGCTAATTTATTGCGTGATAAACTTGGCATGGAAAACTACGATTCTTTTGATTTAGCTAATAGAATTTTTGGTAGGGAAGACGCAATAGGTTTATCTGATGCAACATTATTAGGTGCGTTATTTGGTGGTCAAGAAGGGGTACGTCAATTTAAACGTTCTGATGATCTAACAGGTAAAGCGATGGGTTTAGGTGTTGCAGGTTTAAGTGCGTTAGAAGCACTACCTTTAACAGCTGCAGCAACAAAACCTTTAGTTAATTTATTAAAAAATAGTAAAAAAGCATCTACAGGAACTGACACTTCTAGGAGAGGTGTTATAAAAGGATTAGCTGCATTACCGATTGCAGGTGCTGCAATAACAAAAGGATTACCAACAGGTGTAGTTTCAAAAGCCGCTAAAGTTGTACCAACAAAGATCACAGGATCTTCGCTTTTAGATAACTTACCTTTCGTAAAACAACAACTTGAAGATATTTTTCCTTTAACAAGGTCAGCCATAGCACAAAAAACAAAAGTTAAGCCTGAAGCAGAGTTTCAAGGTTTATATTATTTAGAAGATATGAAAGAAGAATTAGAAGCATTAGCAGGAATGCCTAAACCTCGATATGAAGAAGCAACAGATTCTATCGTGCGACCGTCAGCTAAAGCTAAAAAAGAACTTTTAGATAAATCTTTAGATGATTTTATAATGGAAGTGGATACAGCTAAAAGAGAACTTGTAGAGCAAGTTAGAATAGAAGGTGACGCAGGAGGAGGATCAGCGTCTCCTATTACTTTAGAATTAATTGAAGATTTTACGGATATGAATCCAGGAATGACTTTACGAGAAGCTATAAAAAAAGTAGACGATGAAATTAATACTATAAAATCATCTAAAGGTTTATCTGATGCAAATTTAGAGACGGGATTTTTAATCGATCTAGAGATGCAAAGGCTATTAGGAACAAAACAACCTAATTATATGGGTGCGCCAATGAAAGACCCTGACCCTGAAAAAACTTTTCGTGTTAGTCCAGATAATCTTATAGAACGACAAGATTATATGTATGAATATAGAAGAGCTCTTGCCGAAGATGACTAATTTAGACTTTTCGCATCTCCCTAGAGAAAAACAAGAATTAGCATTTATTCTTGCTGAAGAATTACAACAACGCGAAACTCGTAAAAAAGCGAGAGAAGATTTTTTAACGTTTGTAAAATTAATGTGGGCTTCGTTTATAGAAGGAGCGCACCATCGTAAAATGTCACAAACATTTAATCGTATTGCACGTGGTGAATTAAAACGTGTAATCATTAATATGGCACCGAGACATTCTAAATCAGAAATGTCGTCGTATATGCTTCCATCTTGGCTCTTGGGTCTTAAACCTGATTTAAAAATAATTCAAGCAACGCACACAGGTGAATTAGCAGTACGTTTTGGTAGAAAAATTCGTGACCTTGTAGATTCAGAAGATTATAAAAGGGTATTTCAAGATGTGGTATTGCGAGCAGATTCCAAAGCGGCAGGAAGATGGGAAACTTCTAAAGGAGGAGAATATTTTGCAGCTGGTGTGGGAGGTGCTATCACTGGTCGTGGTGCTGATATTCTTATCATTGACGATCCGCACTCGGAACAAGACGCGATGAGCGAAACTGCAATGGATATGGCATACGAATGGTATACATCAGGTCCAAGACAGCGTCTCCAGCCAGGAGGAACGATCATTTTAGTCATGACAAGATGGTCGAAAAAGGACTTAACAGGTCAATTATTAAAGGCACAAGCCCTTGATCCGAAGGCAGATCAATGGGAAATCATAGAATTTCCTGCAATTATGCCTTCTGGCAACCCTTGTTGGTCAGAATTTTGGAAAATTGAAGAATTAGAAGGTATAAAAGCCTCTTTACCCCACGCAAAATGGGCAGCACAATGGATGCAAGAGCCAACAGGCGGTGAAGGAGCGATAATTCAGCGCGAATGGATAAAAATTTGGGAAAAAACAACAGCTCCTTCGCCTGAATATATAATTCAAAGCTATGATACTGCGTTTTTAAAGTCACAAACGTCAGATTTTAGCGCAATTACGACTTGGGGAGTGTTTTTGAACGAAGATGATGGACAATATAACATAATTTTACTTGATTCTATAAAAGATCGGTACGATTTTCCTGAATTAAAGCGTGTTGCTTACGAAAATTATATACATTGGCAGCCTGATTCTGTTATCATCGAATCCAAAGCGTCAGGTTTACCGTTAACGCAAGAATTACGTGCAATGGGTATACCTGTACAAAATTATTCGCCTAATAGAGGCAATGATAAAATTGCGAGGACTAATGCTGCAGCTCCTTTATTTGAATCTGGACTTGTATGGGTTCCTGAAACTCGTTTTGCTGAGGAATTGGTTGAAGAACTTTGCGAGTTTCCCAATGGCGAACACGACGACTTGGTTGATTCGACCACCCAAGCGTTATTACGATTTAGGCAAGGTGGGTTTATACGACAACCATCCGATTACGAAGATGATGAATTAGATTATAAGTTAAAAAACTTTGTATATTACTAGGGGATAATTATGGCGGTAGAAAAATCACTTTCTGAAGTAATTCAAGCAAATCCTGAAGACTCAACAGAAATTACGATAGAGGCACAAGAAGTGCAACAAGTATTACCGTTTGCGTCTAATGATACAGTAATGCTTGAAGATGGTGGGGCTATCGTTGGTTTTATAGAAGACGATAAAGATTCAGAAACTGATTTTTATTCTAATTTAGCGGAGGAAATGGATGAAAGTGAATTACAAACATTATCTTCAGAACTACTTGCATCGTATAAAGATGATGTCGATTCGCGTCAAGAATGGCTTGATCAATATACCGATGGTCTTGATTTACTTGGAATCAAAGGCGACGATCGTGAAGAACCTTTTAGGGGTGCGTCTGGTGTCTATCATCCGTTATTGGCAGAAAGTGCTACGCAATTTCAGGCAGGGGCATACAAAGAATTGATTCCTCCTGGAGGACCAGTACAAACAAGAATCGTAGGTTCAGAAACTAAAGAAGTTTTAGAACAAGCTGAACGTGTTCGTCATTATATGAATTTTTTAGTTTTAGATATAATGGAAGAATTCGATCCTGAACTAGACCAAATGTTATTTTATTTACCATTAGCAGGTTCTACATTTAAGAAAACATATTATGATCAGACGTTAAATCGACCTGTTAGTAAGTTTGTTCCTGCCGATAATCTAGTTGTATCTTATACAGAATCAAGTTTAGAAACTTGCCCTCGTTTTACACACGTTATAAATATGAATTTAAATGACGTTCGAAAACTACAAGTTTCAGGGTTTTATAGAGATATTGAACTTCTTCCTGATGATGGCACGGAAGATGAAGCAAAAGATAAAATTCAAGAATTAACAGGTTTTAGAAAAAACGTACAATCGGACGATACTGTTACAATTCTTGAAATGCATGTTGATCTAGATTTAGAAGATTATCCTGATCTTGGGGAAGACAATGAACCGACGGGCATAGCTGTACCATATATCGTTACGATACACGAAGAATCTAACGAGATATTGGCTATCCGTCGTAATTATAAAGAAGGTGATCAAACTAAGAGAAAAATTAGATATTTTACGCATTATAAATTTCTTCCTGGACTAGGGTTCTACGGTTTTGGTTTAATTCATATGATTGGAGGGTTGACTAAATCAGCGACCTCTATCCTTCGTCAATTAATTGATGCAGGAACTTTAGCAAATTTACCAGCTGGATTTAAAGCGAGAGGTCTTAGAGTTCGAGACGAAGATTTACCGCTCCAGCCTGGAGAATTCCGTGACGTTGATGCACCTGGATCGTCAATCCGTGAGGCAATCATGCCCTTGCCTTATAAAGAACCATCTGGCACTTTATTACAAATGTTAGGTGTTTTGATTGAAAGTGGTCGGAGATTTGCGTCCGTCACGGATCTTAATATAGGTGAAGGTAGTCAAGCAAATCCTGTAGGAACAACTGTTGCTTTATTAGAACAAGGTACAAAAGTCCTTAGTGCAATACATAAACGTCTTCATTTTGCACAACGTCAAGAGTTAAGAATTTTAGCAGATGTAATTAAAACTTCTTTGCCCCCTGAATATCCTTATAAAATAGAAGGATTAGATTCTAATGTAAAAGTAGATGATTTTGACGATCGAATAGATATTGTTCCTGTTAGTGATCCTGCAATGTTTAGTATGAGTCAACGTGTAACATTAGCGCAAACACAGTTACAATTAGCTCAATCTGCACCTCAATTACATGATTTACATGAAGCTTATAGACGTATGTATTCTGCATTAGGTATACAGAATATAGATAAAATACTACCACCAAAGGACGAAATGTCGCCAAAAGACCCTGTTTCTGAAAATATGGATGCTTTAGTAGGTAAACCGTTAAAAGCTTTTCAGTCACAAAACCATGACGCACACGTTGCTACGCATGGTGCATTTTTACAAGATCCAAATATACAAAAGAATAAGGTAGCTGTTCAAGTTCTTATGTCTCATATGCAAGAACACTTAGCTATGAAGTATAGACAACAAGTTGAACAGATTCTTGGTGCGCCATTACCTGCCGAAGGTCAAGTATTACCACCACAACAAGAAGCTTTATTAGCGCAAGCTACTGCAAAAGCAACTCAGGAGATTAGTCAAATGGCACAACAAGCTGCAGGAACAGGTCAATTTGATCCTATTGTTCAACTAAAACAACAAGAACTTCAGATACAACAACAAGAAGTTCAACGAAAAGCAATGGCTGATCAAGCTCGTAATCAGATTGAAGCTGCTAAACTTCAGCAAGATGGAGAGCTTAAAAAGGCAGAAATTTCTTCAGATGAAGATATCGCAGCACTTCGTGCAAATGTAACATTAGCTACAAAGAGGTAAAAATGGACAGAAGAGAAAAAAAGTTAAGAGAGTATTTTTTCGATAGTAAATACGATGATACTATGTCTTTTGATGAGTTTAGAAAGAAAATGGGTGATAAAATTATCCGTGAAATAGAACAAAGTCCTATGAAAGGTGTTAAAAAACGTGGTGGTGGCGGTAGCCCGATGACCGATAAGCAAAAGAAATTTGCAAAATTAGCCCCTCCTAGAGACGAAATCACCTATGCAGATAAGATTGCAGGTGCTACAAAGAAAGCTAAAGACGGTGGCTATGGCGGTAATGGCAACTTTGATGGCGATGAAGTATTATCTGCTGGTCGTTCTAAAGGTGGTGGTGCAGCTGTTAGAGGAACTAAATTTTCTGGGATTTTCTAATGGATTTATTTTCCTATCTTTTAGATAAAATAGAAAAAAGACAAGAAGCACTTAGTGAAATGTTAATGTCAAATGGTATTGCTAATATGGAACAATACCATCACGCTATGGGTCAAGTTGCGGCTTTAGGTGAATTAGAGCAATTAATAAAAGAAACTAGAAATAGAATGGAGAAAAGCGACAATGAATAAAAGGTTATACGTTCCTGACCATGTAATAGAGGAACGCCAAGACGCTATTAAAGCGCAAGCGCAATTAAAAAAAGATGCATTAAATCCATCTAATTTTGCGTTATCAGAAGAAACGGACGAATCTAGACCAGCTCTAGATCGACTTCCTAAACCTACTGGTTGGCGAATCCTTATCCTTCCTTATACAATACCAGACACTACTAAAGGTGGTGTCTTACTTTCCGATGAGACAAAAGAACGTAATCAATTAGCAACTAATGTTGGTTATGTTGTTAGTCTTGGTCCAGATGCATATAAAGATGAAGGTAAATTTCCTGATGGTGCTTGGTGTAAAAAGGGCGATTGGGTAATGTTTGGTCGTTATGCAGGGTCACGATTTAAGATAGATGGTGCAGAACCACGTCTTTTAAATGACGATGAAATTCTTGCTGTAATAGACGATCCACGTGATATAGTAGCTGTTTAGGAGTAAAATATGGCTGATGAAAAAGAAAAAGAAGTAGAAGTTGGTGAAAACGAAGTTGATACTGAAATAGAGGTAGAAACTGAAGAGGAGCAACAAGAACAAGAAGAAGTTCAAGAAGCTGCACCTAAAGACGAAGAACACGACCAATATTCTAAAGATGTGAAAAAACGTATAGACCAACTAACGTTTAAAATGCGAGAAGCTGAACGTAGAGAGCAAGCAGCTTTAGATTTTGCTAAACAAGTAAAAGAAGAAAACGAAAAATTAACTAAAAATTATCAAGAAAGCGCAACAGCATTTGTTACTGAATCTGCTGGTAGAATTAAAAGTCAATTAGCAGAAGCTAAAAGGGCTTTACAATCTGCATACGAAGAAGGTGATTCTAAAGCATTAGCAGATGCGCAAGAACTAGTTGCTAAATTAAGTGTGGAAAACGAAAGAGTAGCTAGAGATGAAATTAGAATAAAAAAAGAACAAGAAGAAAAACCAGAGTTAGAAATCCCTAAAACCGAAGCTCAGCCTCAACCAAAGGCTGATCCAAGAGCACAAAAATGGGCTACAGATAACGAATGGTTTGGAAAAGATGAAGGAATGACCTTTACAGCGTTATCAATTCATCGTAGACTCATTGAAGAAGAAGGATATAATCCTGGTTCTGAAGATTATTACGAAGAGATAGATTCTCGTATTCGTAAAGAATTTCCTCATAAGTTTGAGGAAGAAAAAACAGGTCAACGGAAAATCGCCCAAACCGTTGCACCTGCAACGCGCAACATAAAATCAGGGCGCAAAACAGTTCGTTTGACTCAAAGTCAAGTGGCTATAGCAAAAAAACTCGGTGTTCCACTTGAGGAATACGCGAAACACGTGAAGGAGGCTTAAAATGGCAGAAACTACAAAGAGAACTCCTCGCGCTTCTGAAACACGTTCTACTACAGAGCGCAGAAAACCTTGGCGACCAGCATCGTCACTAGAAGCACCGCAGCCGCCTGAAGGCTATAAATTTAGATGGGTTCGAACAGAAGTTCGTGGGGAAGAAGACCGCAAGAACGTTTCTGGTAGAATTCGTGAGGGATATGAACCTGTTCGTGCAGAGGATTATCCTGACTTTGATGCGCCTACTATCGAAGATGGTAAGCATGCAGGAGTCATCGGTGTTGGTGGATTGATGCTAACTAAAGTGCCAGAAGAGGTCGTAGAAAGTCGTAACGAATATTTTCAGTCTCAAACGACTGATCAGATGACAGCGGTGGATAACGATCTTATGAAGGAACAACATCCTTCAATGCCTATCTCAAAGGATAGGCAGTCTCGTGTAACCTTTGGTGGTCCTAATACAAAATAGGTCACTTAATTAAACTCGAAGAGGAGTAAGAAAATGGCAAATAAAGATGCCGCTTTTGGTCTTAAACCTGTTCGTAGTCTCGGTGGAGTTGCTAACTTTACCACTAACGAATATGTAATTGCGTCTGGTGCAACTGGTCCAATCTTTTATGGCACTCCTGTCATAATGGATGCTAATGGTGGAGGTGATATTGTCCCTGCAGCCACTAGTTCGACTGATATTGTTGGTGTGTTTGGTGGGTGTTCTTATACCGATCCTACTTCAGGTAAGCCTGTGTTTAGTAATTATTATCCAGGAAGTATCGCTGCTTCGGATATAGTTGCTCAAGTTTATGATGATCCAAGAACCGTTTTTGAGATTCAATGTGATGGTACTATTGCACAAGCAAGTGTAGGTGCTAACGCAGATACAACCTCAACAGCGTCTGGAAGCACTACCACAGGTAAATCTATAGCAGAAATTTCTGCTACTACTGCTTCTGGTACTGCACAACTTCGCATTATCGGAATATCAAAAGATCCTGATAATAGTGATCAAACTGCAGCGAACGGAAACGTGTATGTTCTTATAAACGAGCATGCATATACTCAAACAACTGGCACTAAGTAAGGGAGTTGAACTATGCCTATTTCTAGAGCGCAACTTGCCAAAGAACTTGAGCCAGGACTCAACGCCCTCTTTGGTCTTGAATATGGTCGTTACGAAAACGAGCATGCTGAAATTTTCGATACAGAGTCATCCGACCGAGCTTTCGAAGAAGAAGTAATGTTGACTGGTTTTGGAAGCGCACCAACTAAAAATGAAGGTGGAGCGGTAAATTTTGAAGACGCACAAGAGTCTTTTACTTCTCGCTACACTCACGAAACCATTGCTTTAGCTTTTGCAATTACCGAAGAAGCAATCGAAGATAATCTTTATGATCGTCTAGCTTCTCGTTATACCAAGGCATTAGCTAGATCGATGGCTCATACAAAGCAAGTTAAAGCAGCTTCTGTTCTTAACAATGCTTTTAATAATAGCTTTACTGGAGGTGACGGTAAGGAACTTTGTGCAACAGATCACCCATTATCAGGTGGTGGCACATTTGCTAACGAACCATCAGTCGCAGCTGACTTAAACGAAACTTCTTTAGAAGATGCTTTAATTAGTATTTCTGGTTTCGTTGACGAACGTGGTTTAAAAATTGCGTTACGTGGTATGAAGTTAATTATTCCACCAGCACTTCAGTTTATTGCTGAGAGACTAATGAATTCTAACTTACGTGTAGGAACAGCTGACAATGATACCAATGCACTTCGTAGCATGGGTATGATTCCAGAAGGTTATGTGATTAACCACTTTTTAACTGATACAGATGCGTTTTTTATTAAAACAGATGCACCTAATGGATTTAAACACTTTGAGCGTGCGCCAATCCGTACTCAGATGGAAGGTGATTTCGATACTGGAAATATGAGATTTAAGGCTCGTGAGCGTTATAGCTTCGGTTTTTCTGACCCACGTGCAGTCTTTGGTTCTCCAGGAGCATAACTAAAAAACAAAACTTTTTTCAAAGGCGGCTTTTCAGTCGCCTTTTTTTAATATATGGTATAGATGACCTTGACTGCAATCAAGCAGACATAGCCAAGACAAGGAGATTAACATGGCTACAACAACTTTTCAGGGAGTGGTGCGCTCCTATGGTGGTGGAATAAAAGGAACACATACTCCAACACCTGTTACTCAAAGTGTTCAAATTTCTTTTGATCCTACACAAAGTTCAGCTACTAATGTAAGAATTGGAACTTCAGCTACTTCTGGAGAGACATTAACTCTACCAGCAGGGGCTATTCCTATTTCGTTTATGACAATAGGTGGTTCAGCTGGTGGCACTAATCCTACAATTGATATTGGCTCATCAGGTGATCCAGATGGTTTATTCAATGAAGTGGATTGTGATACCAAAGGCTCATTAAAAGGTGCAGATGGAGCACTTGCGGTTGCTGGTGGATTAGCCGCCAGTATTACAGTAACGGCTAGTGTGGGCTCTTCTGCCGCGACGAGTGGAACTGTTACTGGTGTTCTTACTTATGCGATGGCTAACAACGGTGTACAATAGGAGCTATAATGGCTGGGTCAATAATATTTACTGCTTTTAGAGACGTAGGAACAGATAGTGACGGTGTTATCTATGCTGGTCCAGCACGTCTTCGACAGTTAACTGTTAATACAGAATCTTCAGGTAGCCCAAAAATAATTTTAAAAGATGGTGGCTCTGGTGGAGTAGCTAAACTTACATTAGACTTACAAACTGGAGACACTTTTTCTGTGAACATTCCTGATGAAGGAATAAAGTTCGATACTAATATTTTTGTAGATGAAACAGCCTTAGATGGGGTTACTGTTTTCTTATCATAAAACAGGAGTCTTTAATGGCTACAAAGAAGAAACGTAAATCCAATCCGATAAAAACTTCGGTCAAATCGGGTAATTTTCGCTCTACTAAAAGTGGAGCAGGGATGACAGAAAAAGGTGTTCGGGCTTATCGTCGCGCAAATCCTGGAAGTAAACTTAAAACGGCAGTCACGGAAAGTAAGCCGTCAAAGGGTCGTGCAAAACGTCGTAAGTCATATTGTGCACGTTCTGCAGGTCAAGCTAAAATGCATAATATTAATTGTCGTAAAACACCTAAAAAGAGAATCTGTGCAGCTCGGAGACGATGGAAATGTTAGATGTAAATACAATTATAAGCGGAGTTGCATTAGCGTTTCTTGGTTGGATTGCGGTTTCTGTTGTAGACTTAAAAACTGAAACAGCAGTTATAAAAGAAAAGGTAGCTGCAAACCATATGATGATAAAGCCTATATGGGAAGAATTTATATTGGAGAGAAGTGATGGCAATCTCGCGTGGCTTGATGAGACAACAGATAAGTAAACCTCCTCAAAAAAAGAAAAAGAAGAGGAAGAAAAAATGACTAAACGTGTTCCTGATCCTAAAAAAGGAACAGGTAAAAAACCAAAAGGTTCTGGTCGCAGATTATATACAGACGAGAACCCTAAAGACACAGTTAGTATTAAATTTGCCACACCATCTGATGCTCGAAAAACCGTAGCAAAAGTTAAAAAAATAAATAAACCGTTTGCTAGAAAAATACAAATATTAACTGTTGGTGAACAACGAGCAAAAGTAATGGGGAAAAGAGAAGTAGCTAGTATATTTAAAAAGGGTAAAGAATCATTAAGGAGAAATAGAAATGCCTAAAGACGCATGTTATCATAAAGTTAAAGCGAGATATAAAGTTTTTCCTTCAGCTTATGCTTCTGGGGCTATAGCAAAATGTAGAAAAGTAGGTGCTGCTAATTACGGTAATAAAAGTAAAAAGAAAAAGAAAACCGCTAAAGCTGCAAACGGTGGTTATGGAAAAGACTTACTAGCACAATTAGAAACTAAGCCAAAACGTCCTACAAACAAGAAAGGTGTCGCTAGAGGTTGCGGAGCAGTATTAGAAAATAAAAGAAAAGTAACGAAAGTGACATGAAAAAAGAATGGCGGTACGAAAAACAAAAGAAGGCTTGGCTCTTAAAAGATGGTTCAAAGAAGATTGGAAAGACGTACGCACAGGGAAAAAGTGTGGGCGTCGCAAAGGTGAAAAAAGGGGTACTCCATATTGTCGCCCCTCCAAACGCATTAGTTCAAAAACTCCCAAGACAACAAGTGAGTTGTCTGCAAAAGAAAAAAGAAGTAGAATTAGACAAAAAGTAAAACTAGGTCAGCCAAGTAAAGGTAAACCACGTAATGTAGCACCTCTAAGAAGAAAAAGGAGTAAGAAAAAATGAACTTAAATCAAGCAATCAATAAAGTAAAAAAATCACAAAAAATGAAGGGTGGCGGTCTATCTGGTGGTAATCCTTCTGGAAAACCAAAAAGAATGGTAGAAGATCCAGCAGAACAAATGAATCCAGGAAAATCTATAGATGTAACTGAAATGGCTATGGGTGGTTTTATGGATGATGAAGTTGTAGAAAAAATGATGGGCGGCTATATGAAATACGAGGATAAGTAATGGCTACCTCTGGCTCAAAAAACTTTAATATTGACGTTTCAGATGCAATAGAAGAAGCATATGAACGGTGTGGTGTTGAAGTAAAAACAGGCTATGGTTTAAAGACAGCTAGACGATCTTTAAATTTATTATTGGCTGAATGGGCTAATCGAGGAATAAATTTATTTACTATAGAGCAAGTTACAACAACTTTAACACAAGGTACAGCTAATTATACGCTTGGTGCAGATACAATAGATATTTTAGAAATGGTTGTGCGAAGAAGTGGCACTGATTTTTCTATGGATCGTATTGGTAGAGGGGAATATTTAAACCTTCCGAATAAAACAGATCAAGGAAGACCTTCTCAATTTTTTGTAGATAGACAAGTTAATCCAATCGTTTATTTATGGCAAACTCCTGAAAATTCTACTGATCAAATTGTATATTATCGTTTAGTAAGGATGGACGATGCTGATACATTTACAAATGATTTAGATATGCCTTTTAGGTTTTTTCCTTGCCTTGTTGCAGGATTAGCGTATTATTTAAGTATGAAAGTAAACCCTGAACGTATACCTTTATTAAAAGGAATATATGATGAAGAGTTTGCTAGAGCTGCAGCTGAAGATAGAGACAGAACAAGCTTACGATTAGTACCGAGGTTAATTTCTTAATGGCATTCGCAACTGGAAAATATGCAAAATTTATTTCTGACCGTAGTGGTCAATCTTTTCCATATAAAGAACGCATAAGAGAATGGAACGGTTCTATTGTTCATATTTCTGAATATGAAGCTAAACACCCACAATTAGAGCCAGTCCGTCATGTAGCTGATGCACAAGCTCTTAAAGATGCAAGACCAAATGTAGTCGATGATATGACTCCGTTTACAGTATTTACTAGCACAGGAAAAGATATTATACCTAGTTCTATTGAGAATTTAAGCACGTTAAATTCTAGTATTGGAACAGTAACAATAGATACTTCAGTTGTAGTAGCTTCTACTTTTGATTCAACCAGTGTTACATTAGATGGAACTACAAAAACTTTTGATGAGGGTTAAATGGCAAAGCAAACTGTAGGAATTGGTTCTAGCGCAAACGATGGCACAGGTGACACACTTCGTGCTGGTGCTGATAAAATAAATGATAATTTTACAGAAATATATAATGCATTAGGAAATAGCTCTAGTGTTTTAACTGATATTATAGACGCAAACGGTCTTTTTGACGTAAGTTCTGGTGCTAATAAAATTGTTTTTTATTATGGTGCTTTAACTGATTTACCGAGTGCTTCAACATATCATGGGGCAGTAGCTCATGTTCATGCAACTGGTGGGTTATATTTCGCTCATGGTGGTGCTTGGTTGCGTTTAAATGACGAAACTAGTGGACCAGTTACTAAGTACACAACCACAGCCGCAACTGGTTCTGCTTATCAATTTTCAGGTCCAGGAGCAACGTCAGGAAACAATCCTAATTTTACTTTCTACAAGGGTCACACTTATCTTATAGACAACACCTCTTATGTAAGCAGCCATCCTTTACAAATAAGAACATCAAATGGTGGTTCTGCATTTACTACAGGTGTGACAGACAATTTTAATTCTACAACTGGGTTAACACAATTTATTGTGCCACATGAACCTTCTGATACTTCTTTAGTATATCAGTGCACGGTTCATAGTAGCATGGTTGGAAATATAACGATAGTATAGCAAAATGAGTTTTACATTTACTACATTAAAACAAGCTATTCAAGATTTCTCTGAAAATGATGAGACAACTTTTGTTAATAATCTTAGTGTCTTTATAAAAAACACTGAAGAACGAATTTTAAAATTAGTAGATTTAGATTTTTTTAGAAAAAATGTTACTGGTACTTTAACTACTTCAAATCGATTTTTAGCTGCACCTTCTGATTATTTAGCATCCTTTTCGTTATCTATAACGAATAGTAATAATAAAGAATTTTTATTATTAAAAGATGTAAATTTTATTCAAGAGTATCATCCTAATGCGTCTACCACTGGCACACCAAAATACTATGCAGCTTTTGATGTAGATAATTTTATAGTTGCCCCTACACCAGATGCTAACTACTCAGCAGAATTACACTATTATTACAGACCACAATCTATCACAGCGACTAGTGATGGTACTTCTTGGTTAGGCACAAACGCACCAGATACTTTACTTTATGGTTGTTTACTAGAAGCGTCTACTTTTATGAAGGGTGAAGCTGAAGTGACACAACTATATCAAGCAAGATTTACAGAGGCTATTTCCAGATTAAAGAATTATGGAGAGGGTGTAGAAAACACTGACGCATATAGAGAGGGCTTAGTACGAATACAAAAAACATAAAAAGGGCATAAAATGAAAAATTTAAAGGGCAAAGAAATAGCTATCGTTGGTTTAGGCGGTAGTATCATGGAGTTTATACTTGCGAGAATAAACTCACAATCTTTTGACGAAGTCTGGGGTATTAATAGTATTGGTGCTATTATACATGTTGATCGAACTTTTATGTTAGATCCTGCGTCTCGTTTTTTAGACGATGTAAAAGCAGGAACACAAACAGGAGTAGGAAGAGAATTTTTATTAAAAACTAAGAATAAAGGTCCAATTTATTCTTGTTGTTTAGATAAACGAGTACCTGAAATTAAACTTTATCCACTAGAAAAAGTTATTTCTAAATTAAAGTTTTCTTATTTTAATAACACGGTAGCTTATGCAGTAGCTTATGCAATTTATAACGAAGTATCTAAAATAAATTTATATGGTATTGATTTTAGTTATAAACAAAATGTAAATTTTGCGGAGGCAGGACGTGCATGTGTAGAGTTTTGGTGTGCTGTTGCAGTTCTTAAAGGTATTAAAATAGAGGTAGCAAGGACTTCTGGGTTATTAGATACGAACGTTCCAGAAGATGAAAAACTTTATGGCTATCACAGACTAGAAGATCCTTTAGTGCAAAAGTTTGAAAATAACGGATTAGTTATTGTTCCTAAGTCTTCTTTAAAACCCCCTGAACCTTTAGATAACCAACCACAAGGAGTTTTAATTGGAAGACATGATATTCCTGGAGTAAACTATAAAGAGGAATCTAAAAAAACCAAAGGTAGACCAAGAAAGGTAAAATAAATGCTTAGTTTTAATACCGATGTTGATGTTCATTCTGTTAATGTTTTTTCTTCTAATGATGGAGGATTAAGTACAGAACAGATTGCACAATTATCTTTAGATAGATTACTTTTAGTTGCAGATAATGCTCCTCCTGTTATAAAAGAACAAGCGGAAGCATTTAAGGAAAACCTTAGAATTGTGCTCTTCCAAACAATAGAGTTGTCAAGACGTGAAGAACGTGCTACAATCGCTCATAAGATGTCCAAAGCAGGACAAAAAGAAATGGCTGACCTTGTTAGGAGATTATAATGGCTATAGCACAAGCAATGTGTACTCAATTTAAAGTAGAGTTACTAAAAGGAACGCATAATTTTGCAACAAATGGTAATGCATTTAAACTTGCTTTATACGCAGAAGGCAGTGGTGGTAAAAACTCGACTACTGCTACATTAGGTGCAACAACAACTGCGTTCACAACAACTGGAGAAGTTGCGTCAAGTGGTACTTATACTACTGGAGGAGGAACATTAACTAAAGTTAATAGTTTTCCAAAAGCAACTGGTACTAAAGCAATAGCTGACTTTGATAATATAAGCTTTACCACTGCTACAATTACAGCAATGGGTGCGTTGATATATAATAGTACAAACGCTAATAAAGCTGTTGCAGTTCTTGATTTTACCACTAATAAAACATCTACATCTGGTACGTTTACAATTCAGTTTCCTACTGCTAATACTTCTCAAGCTATTATTCGTATTGCGTAAGGTGATGCGATGGCTCTTGTTTTAGCGGATCGTGTTAAAGAAACTACGACTACAACAGGAACAGGAACTTATAGTCTTGGTGGTGCTGAAAACAATTTTCAAGCATTTTCTGTTATAGGTAACGGAAACACAACTTATTATTGTTGTCAGGATAACTCTAACTTTGAAGTTGGTATAGGAACATATACAGCTTCAGGTACTACGTTAGCACGAACTACTATACTACAATCTAGTAATTCAGATAATGCTGTAAGTTGGAGTTCTGGAACAAAAACTATTTTTTGTTGTTACCCTGCTGAAAAAGCCGTCTTCTTAAATGCCAGTAATGATTTAAATACATTATCATCTGGTGCTGTAATTATGACCACATTAAATTCAGACACTCCTTCTACCACTACTTCAAGCAGTGACGCAGACTTTGTTTTAATAGATGACGGTGGTACGATGAAAAAAATTACTCCAGCTAATTTAGGGATTGGTGAGGGTGCGTCTAAAGGTTTTGCTACCGCTATGGCGATAGCCTTGTAGGAGTAGAATATGGCACAGGATTTTGAAAGAAATATAGCAAGAAACATAGGTACTTCTGCAAGCACCTTGAGAACAGCCAACTCAGATGATGCAGTCGTTGGTATAAATATCGCTAATGTCCATACCTCTCAGATATTAGTTGATGTCTATGTAACCGCAAGTTCTGCGGATTATTATCTTGTTAAAGATGCCCCAATACCCACAGGTTCTTCTTTGCAAGTTTTAGATGGTGGAGCTAAAATAGTTTTACAGTCTGGTGATGCTTTAAAGATTGTCAGTAACACAGCAAGTAGTTGTGATGCTTGGGTTTCAGTGGTTGACGCAATTAGCACATAGGAAAGATCATGACTAACATTATTACATATTCTGAGCGTTTTGATTCCGTTGGAAATACGGAAATAACACAAAACATTGAGATAGTACAACTAACTGTAACTACCACCTCTGGTTCTCCTAGATTAACTTTTACAAGTGGAGATGGTGGTTTTACTATTTTAGATATTGATTTTGTGCCAGAAAACGAATTTCGTATTTATGTTCCTGCTCCAGGATTAAGAGCAAGTAATCTTTGGATATCTAATATGACTAATGTGAAATCATGCACCCTTTTTTATAATAATGTTGAATAGGAGATGTAATGCCTTACATCGGTGGTCAGCCAACAGCAAATTTTGTAGATATCCCATCCGTAGAGAGATTTAACGGAAACAATTCTACTACATCTTTTACATTATCTAGAACAGTAGGAAATGACCAGGATATTGTTGTTTCTGTAGATGGTGTTATTCAAGATACAAATAAATATAGTGTAAGTGGCACAACACTTAGTTTTAGCACCGCACCTTCTACAGGCACAGGTAATATCTTTGTAAACTTTCTTGGTCTTAATATTGCCACAGTTACACCTCCAACTGCTAATAAGTCAGACTTTCTTGGTGGGGGTATGTTTCGTGTAAATGATAAAACAGTAGGCTCTAATGTAACGATAGGTGGTGCAGAAAATGCAAGTGCTACTGGTCCTATTTCGGTTAATTCTGGTGTAACCCTTCAAGTAGAAGACGGTGGTACGTTGGCAATAATATGAGTACGTTAAAAGCAAATGCAGTACAAAGCCTTTCAGGCAGTGGCACAAATGTAACAATAGGCAATACATCTACTCATGTGTCTGACGCAGGAAATGTTACTCAGAACACAGTGCAGGGTTTATTAAAAGCATGGACAGTTAATGCAAACTCTAGCTCTGGAACGGTTGGAGATAGTTTTAACAATAGTAGTTTTAGTGACGATGGGACAGGGCAAACAACTATAACTTTAACAAATCCAATGAATACAGCTACTGATTGGTGTGTTACACAAGGAAATATAACTCAATATCCTTATAAGTCTAGCGCAGAAACTTCTACCACTCATAGTTTAGACGTTGTTAGCGGTGCTGGAAATTTTGCAAATGGTGGTTCAAATGGTCAGGTATCAGGAGACTTAGCGTGAGTGAGATACGAGTAGACAAAATCTCAGGCAAGACCTCTGCTAATGCTGTTACAGTGACAGGCGAAAATGGCAGTACGCAAACATCTCTGCAACAAGGATTATGTAAAGCTTGGGTTAATTTTGACGGTGCGGTTACAACATCTGCAGATGACACTACAGGAGAAAGAGATAGTTTTAATATTGGAAGTTTAGTAGATGGTGGTACAGGACATACTACAATAAATTTTACTACTGGTTTTGAAAACACAGGATATGCTGCTACTAATCTTGTAGAATATACTATTGATGGTACTTTAAATGCTATGATAATATCTATAATGTCCATGTCTCAAACTGCTCTTGAAATAAAGACTCATTGGAACGCAACTGTATATGATTCAGACTATGTAGGTATAAGTGTTCATGGAGACTTAACATGAGTACATTAAAAGTAGATAATCTCCTATTGCAAAATAATAATACAGGCACTGGTAGAATACTTGAAGTAGTATCAGGTGTGTGTGATGGTAGAAGTATAACTACGTTAAGTGGCACATATTCGTTAGAAAATGTAACGGCTGTCCAATTATTAACCACGACTTATACTGCTGTAACAGGGTCTTCAATTACATACACTCCTCCTGAAGGTACAAAAACCGTTATTTATGAGTTTTGGTCGCAAATAGGCGCAGAAGATGGTGCAGATTCTATATGTCATAGTATATTATATATTGATGATGTAGAAGTTGTATCTTCTAGACACGCTCCAAGTGCGTATAGAGCTATGAATCAAACCTTTAAATGGCCAATACAATGTAATGCAGGGGCAGCCGATACCGATGTAGGGTCGTTTACTTCATGGACTTCCTCTAAAACACTTAAAATAATGGCTCGTTCTTATAGCACTTCTTATGATCAGCGTTATCATAATACTCGATATTGGAATGGAACTGGCACTACAACGCAAGTCACCAGACCTGTCTTAACAATAACAGCTATAGGATAAATAATGGATACACCACAATTTCAAGGCACACATTTATTTGACAGATTATGTTGGGCGAAAGAAAACCTAGATGGAGTGCAATCAGACTATCGTGTGGTATATGAAGACAAGATAGATGAATGTGCAAAAATACTTGTTCCTGATCCTAATTGGATGGCTTGTGCTTTACAGGGTGGTATACTTCCTCCAGTATGGGTATACTGGGAATTAAAAAAGGATGAAGCTCAACCTGATTTTAAAAAACATACTCGTGGGTATTTGTTACATCAGACAGAGCCTATCAAAGCAATGACAGAAGAAGAGGCAATAGAATACTTAATTCAGAAAGATATACCAGAGCATGTCTGGAGGAATTGGGATGAGGGTAATCGTCCAAAGATGGTAATTTGTCGAAAAGAACAATTACCAAAAACAAGAGAGTGGAGAAACGCTTGGCGTATCTCTGAAGAACTAGCCGCATAAAAGGAGATTTAGATGGCTGTAACAACATATATAGTAGATAAGGACGGCAATCAGGCAAATGCCGCTAGTGTTACTAAGCCGTCTGATCGTCATTTTCGTGGTGCTTGGACACTTGATGGAAGTGTGATATCAGAAGACTTAGCTACCGCAAAAGAAATTTTTAAAGATAAAATTAGAGAGGTAAGAAAGCCTTTATTAGAAGCAGAAGACGTTGCGTACATGAAAGCATTAGAAGCAGATGACGCAACAGCAAAAGCAGCGTCTGTTACAAAGAAAACAAATCTTCGTAACGCTCCTGCTGCAAGTGCAATAACTAATGCAACAACGATTGCTGAACTCAAAGCCGCTTGGGATACAAGTTTGCTCGGAACTAGCCCATACGCATAGGAGTAGGCTATGGCACTAACACAAGTTAGACCAGCAGGATTAGAAACACTTCCTTCAGGTTCTATTTTACAAGTGCAGTATACGCAGTATATTACTGCTACTTCTGTGAGTAACAGTGCTAATACTGATACAGCTATTGATGAATTAGCAGTAAACATAACTCCTAAATTTAGTGATTCAATTATCAAGCTTGAAGGGTATTTGTCACACGAACATTCTAATATTAACTTTGCAGCTAACGCTATGACTTTTTTCTTTAGAGGGTCTACAAAACTATCTCCTGCCGCTGCTTCTAATAGACGAGTGGGAATAGCCGTGCCACTTATAAGTTATCATCAAAATGCAGGGTCTACGATAGATGGGTTTACTTTAACTTGGTTTGATAATGCTCATAATACAACTTCACAAATTACTTATAAAATAGGTTTTACAACACTTTATGCTGGAACTATGTACATTAATAGAACAGTTACAGATACTGATAGTAATGAGTATGAAAGAGGTGCTTCTTACATTTCAGCAACGGAGATAAAAGCATAATGCCATATATAGGAAAAAGTCCAACTAACGGTGTCAGAACAAGGTTTCTATATACAGCTACAGATGGGCAGACAGCGTTTTCTGGGAGTGATAGTGCATCTAATACGTTAGTATACACAGACGGAATGTTTATGGACGTATACCAAAACGGTGTATTACTTAAACCAACTACTGACTATGCAGCGACAAACGGAACATCTGTTACGCTAACAACTGGCGCACAAGGTAACGATGTTATTGAGATGATTGTGTATGATGTATTTAGTGTGCCAGAAACATATACCAAAACAGAATCTGATACTCGATATCCGTTTAAAGGTAATAATAGTATTATACGTTTAAATGGTCAGACAATTAGTAATGACCTTACAATAGACAGCGATGAGAATGGCATGTCTGCTGGACCAATTACACAAAGCGCAACCGTTACTGTTAATGGCTACTGGAGTATTGTATGACCAGTATATTAAACGTAGATACGATTGCGGCAAAAGATGGAACTAGCCCTGTTGCGTTGACTAAGCAACTAGCTCCAAAAGCTGTTTTTGGTATGAATTTAAGTTCTACTACTTATGCTGGTGTAACTCAAAATTCGTTACCTAGTAATACTTTAAATATATCAAGTGGTACAGACGCTGGAAATGGGTTAGCTAGAGGGAATTATACGCACACTATGGAGGGGCTGCAAAACATTTATCCTGATGGTTTTATAGCAGCAAACAATACACAAAACGTAGATATTGGTGTCACAACTACAAGCTTATTGGCTACACAACAACATGACGCAGATTCAAATAGTGACATAAATAGTTATGGTTTTACTTTAGTATTTGGAGACTTGGCGTAATGGCTAGTGAACTAAAAGTAGATAAAATATCAGGTGTCGCTTCTGCTGGAGCAGTGCTTGTGACGGCTGAAGGTGGCACTACAACTACTAGTTTGACACAAGGGCTAATTAAGGGTTGGGCTAACTTCAGTATGAGTGGTACTCCTGCTTTTAGAGATAGCATCAACATGGCTAGTATTACAGATAATGGTACAGGAGATGGAACACTTAATTACACTAATTCTTTTTCCAATGTAAATTATGCTTTTTCTGGAATGTCTTCTTTAGACGATGGAACTAATGATTTTAATATTGGGATTATAGGTCCAGACAGAGATTTTTATTCTTTAACAACAAGCACGATACGTTTAAACTTTTCTTATAATGGAGGATCTTCAGGTAACTCTTTTGATAACGGTCTAAACGGCACGATGCTTAGTGGAGATTTAGCATGAGCAGAGCATCTGATTTAGCAAATCTCATAGCAAGTGGCAACACTACAATCTTTGGTGAGGCTGGCGCACCAACTGTTAATGCTGGTCAATCTAATCAAACTGGCGGCACTACAAACTTACAGCAAGGGTTGGCAAAAGGATGGTGTAATTTTCAACAATCTTCAAGTCATACAATACGAGACAGTCTTAACATAAGCAGTCTTAATGATGATGGGTCTGGGTTAACAGATACGAATTATTCAAACAATTTTGCTAATGATGATTATGTTGCAGGAGGTCATTCAGGTAGACAATCATCTACGTCCGTGACTGCCTATTGGTTGTTTCCTACTGCCGATGGTGGAACAATAGTATATAGTACTTCATCAACAAGTTGGACAGGTGGTTATAGTAACGGTAGCAGTTCTGATTTAGGTCCATTTGATATGGATTTAGCTCTTTGCACTATTCACGGAGAGTTAGCATAATGGCAAGCGAACTTAGAGTAAATACACTAAAAGATGCCAGTGGTAATAACTCCATAGCTACTTCTTTTGTAGCAGGCGGTAGCGCAAAATCTTGGTCTAATTTTAATGGAACGGATGATACGATAAGAGATAGTTTTAATGTATCTACTTTAACAGATAGAGGCAGTGGTCTTTGGACTTTAACAGTAACTAATAGTTTTGGAAATGATGATTACTCTGGTTCGGGTTCTGCGGCTGATTCTTATCCTGATGCAGACGCAAGAAATAGAATGATTTTGAATATGCCTAATTCTGCTTCTGAAATTTATATAAATGGTTTTACTACAGATGGTGGTGCTGACTCTACTTTGGTTTATATAAGCAGTTCTAATCACGGAGATTTAGCATAGGAGGTTAAAGATGGCGTTGCCTTTTTCAGCGTTTTCAGAACGTCCTTTTGCTGATGCTGACCAAGTAACTACCCCTGCCTCTGGCACTTGGGGTGGAGACGCTTGGGGCGACGGTGGTTGGGGCGGTGCGATTGGTGTCGCTGTTGATGTTACAGGAGTTGCTGCTACTTCGGCTCTTGGCAACGAAACTGTCGCGACAACAGAAAATGTTTCTTTTAGTATTACTGGTGAGGAAGCTACAGGCTCAGTTGGTAACGAAACTGTTGCGACAACAGAAAATGTTTCTTTTAGTATTACTGGTCAACAAGCCACAGGTTCAGTTGGTAATGAAACAATTACTGGCACATCTTCTACTACAGCAACAGGAGCAGAAGGCACAGGAATTGCTGGTTCGTTAATTATTTCTGGTGCAGCTGTAACTGGCGTTTCTGGATTAGCTTCCACAAGTGGTTTAGGTGATGAGTCTGTAATAGGTGATGCTAATTTTTCTGTATCTGGCGAAGAAGCTACAACTAATCTTGGAAATGAAACTGTTTTAGCGACAGAAAGCGTTTCTTTTAGTGTTACTGGCGAAGAAGCCACAGGCTCAGTTGGAAATGAAACGGTAACAGCAGGTTCATTAATATCTGTTACAGGAATCGAAGCAAAAAATAACTTCAATCCTGAGTTTGGTCTTACATTAGATAATACATTTGGAGTTAGAACTGCAATAACAAGTAACTTTGGCAGCACTAATTCAACCTTTGCAGGAGAAGCCCAACTACCAAGTTCTTTTTCTGGTGGGGCAGAATGTCTCTTTGATATGGGTGGTGCTTTTACTGGTACTTTTCTAGGTATAGCTAAAATAAGTAACGTATATAATTTACGTTATAGAGCAGGAGATGGGCAAAATACGGTTCAAACAGCGACTGCAAATAATGCTCTAAAAAACGTACCTATTTCCGAATTATCTCAATTTTTTAATGGCGGTGTTCATACCCTTGTTTGGGATATAAAGCCATCAAGTCAAGGTAGAATAAGATTATTTATAGATGGTCAGCTTATTATAGACGAAAGCACTTCTGCAGCATTAGGTGCTAACGGTGCAGGAAGTTTTGCAGGAGGTAATGAAGGTGGTTGGGGTCAAGGTTTTGGTAATAGTGTTGCTGGTGGACAAGCAGATACAAATCTTCAAGCTTTAACAGCATGGTCAGGCACTATAACAAATGGGTTACGTCATTATAAAGATGAATTAATAGACGTACCGTCTGTATCAGTTGCAACAACAGTGGGTGTTTCTGTTACTCTTTCTGGAGAAGAAGCCACAACCAGTCTTGGTAATGAAACGATATTACTTGAAACTCCTGTATCTGTTACTGGTGTTGAAGCGCAAGCAGATCCTGGTTCTGTAACTCCTACTACAATTTTAAACGCTAATGTAGTGGCTCAAGGTGAAGAAGCAACAGGAGAGTTTAACAATAGTGTAACTATTGTTGCAATTAGAAATATTGCTTTTACAATTAGTGGGGTATCTAATACTTCAACTTCTATAGGGGATGAAACGGTTATTGGAGATTCCGTCTTTCCTCTTGTTGAACAAGATACTGTAGAAGCAACAGCTATTGCTGGTTCATTAATTATTTCAGGTGCTGCAGTTACAGGAGTATCTGGTGAATTAACTACTTTAAATCTTGGTGAAGAAGACGCAGTTACTGGCACTGCTAATGTAGTTATATCTACAGGTTTTGAAGCAACAGGAGAAATTAATTCTGTAACTTTAGAATCTAAATACGATGTAAATGGTGCAGAAGCAACAGGATCAACGGACGATGTCGTTGTATTAATTGATACAATAAAAATAGTATCAGGAGAAGAAGCACAATCTGAATTAGGTAATGAAGACACAGTTATTGGAAGTGCAGTATTTTCTGTATCAGGAGAAGAAGCACAATCTGAATTAAACGACGAAGATATAGTTACTGGTGATTCAATACATACGGTATCAGGAGAAGAAGCACAGTCTGAATTAAGCGATTTAACAACAATAGCTATTAGCGTTAGCACTGTTGTTTCTAATCCTTCTGAGTTAACAAGTACATTAAATGATGAAGACGCAGTTACTGGAAGTGCAGTATTTTCTGTATCAGGAGAAGAAGCACAGTCTACATTAGGTGACGAAGAGGCTGTTATTGGTAATTGTACTATTACACTAACAACAGGTTTCGAAGCGAATACCACTTTAGAAAATGTTACAATAGAAACAGTTACCATTGTATCTGTAACTGGCAACGAAATTACTACAGAATTTAATAATAATGTAACAATTATAACAACATCAAGTGTTGTCGTTTCTATAATTGGCTTGTCAAGTCAAGGAAATATTGGTATTGTAAACATATGGGGAAGGATAGTTCCTGATCAGAATGCAAACTATTCAGCGATCAGTCCGTCTCAAACACCTTCTTGGAGTGAAGAAACTGTTTCTCAAACTCCTAGCTGGTCAGAAACAAGCGCGAGTCAATCTCCTTCTTGGAGTGAAGACGAACCGTCACAAGACCCTAATTGGACAGAGGAGGCTGCATAGTGGCAAGTTCATATACAACAAACCTTGGCATTGAACAACCAGCAACTGGTGAACAATCAGGCACATGGGGTGCTACAACAAATACAAACTTTGATATATTAGACCAAGCGATAGATGGTATCATATCCATAAATCTATCAAGTGCTGGGTCTTCTGGATCTCCTAATCCATTACCTATAAGTGATGGAGCTGTATCAAATGGTCGAAATAAATTTATTGAATTTACAGATAGTGGCGATTTAGGTGCTACCGTATATGTACAACTAACACCTGATAATGCAGAAAAAGTTGTCCATATACGCAATAGTTTATCTGGAAGTCGGTCTATCCTTATTTTCCAAGGCACTTATAACACAGGCAGAGACTTTGAAATAGGGAATGGAAAGGATGTTTTGTTAAAATTTAGCGGTGGAGGAAGCAGTAGTGCAACAGTTACAGATGTATATGCAAACTTAGCCGTAACGAAGATTGACGCAACTACTTTGGCTATTGGGGGAACAAACGTAACTTCTACTGCGGCAGAATTAAACATTTTAGATGGTGTAACTGCTACAAATACAGAGCTTAATTTATTAGACGGTGTAACTGCTACAACAGACGAGCTTAACTTTGTTGATACTACCGCAGGAACGGTAGCCGCCTCAAAAGCAATTGTTGTAGATGCAAATAAAGATACAAGTGGTGCAAGAAATATAACCGCAACAGGTATTATTGCTTCTACGGCTGATGGTGCTACTGCCTTACAATTAGGTCCAAGTGGTCACTTTACAGCCGAAGTAGATTCAAGCAATCGTTTAGTGTTTAAATTTAATGGCACAGTAATAATGAGACTTTCTAGTGCTGGAGCATTAGAAACAAAAGATAATATAACTGCATACCAGAGCTTCTAATTATGGTTTTACCCTCTAGTGGAAATCCAATATCTTTAGGACAAATCGCAACAGAGTATGGCGATAGTCAACCTAACTCTATGAACGAGTTTTATAATGGGGGTGGTAAAGTACCAACAACACTTACAGGTTCTGCCACACAAGCAGCTCCATCATCTAATGGCACTTATAATGACTTTGGTAGTGTTACAGGATTAACTTTGGTAAGAACGACTCCAGCAACCACAACATATGATCCTGGTCCAACAAGTGCCCAATATAATACTTTGTCTCATACAGCAGGTAGTAGCACTGGCTCTCGTGGTAGTACTTCTTCTTATCGTTTGCAATACGGTGCTAGAGGAT